GTTCCCCCGACCGACGCGCTGACCGCGCCTATCGAGGTATCGACGTTGACGGCGGCGTTGAAATCGATGCCGTCGGTCTGCAGCGTGCCAAGATTGTTACGATGCGCATCGAAGATCGCATAGGGCGCGTTCCCTGAGCCATAGAGGTTGGCAAGGCTCGGGCCCTGAACGCGCTGATTGCCAATAAGAGCCTGCGCCTGGGCAAGCGTCGGATTGATGATGAAATACCCCGAGAGCGCCGGGTTGGTGAAGATCGTCGGGCTGTAGAATGGCGTCACCTCGATCACGTTCTTGAGTGGAAACACCGGGCTTGCCACACCCACCAACCAATGGTTCTGCCTCGTTGATCAGAACCTCAACGTGATTGCCAAGACGGTTGACGACACCACAACGGCATGGTCAACCAACGCACCCAAGACGCTCAATCTCTCCGCCACGTACACGCCAACCGTCGATACCCCGGTGTATCTCGGCATCATGATTGCGGCAGGCACGATGCCCGATCTGCGTTGTGCCAATGCGTCCAATGTGCCGTATCAGCAAGCGCCGATCGTGTGCGGCAACTCAACGACCGGACTCACCAACCCCGCATCACTCGGGGCAACAGCGGGTGCCATTACGGCAGCCAACGCCAACCCGTATGCGTGGGTCAACTAGCGCATGGACATCGAAAAGCTTGACGGTTGGGCTGAACGACTTCTTGGCATCGAGACACGTACGGAGTCCGATGTTGAGGCTGTCTTTCAGCCCATCCTCAACCGTCTATTCGGCTTTGGTGTGGCATTGTGGCCCGGTGATGACGCTACGTTGGCCGAGCAACAGGACATATTAGAGCGTTTAAACGTCGATGACCTCGTTGAGGCAGTGCCTAGGGCACGGCAGGCCATCAAGCGGGGAGCGAGGGAAGCTCTCAGCCATGGGCTTGATGTGGCGCTTGAGGAAGCACGCGCGGCAGGGTCACGAGTGAAGCCCGAGAGCTTGCCACCGTCCACACGGCACATCTCGACAGCCATCCACGCGCGCACGGACGCACTTGAGGCTGTCATGCGAACCAAGGTGGCCAAGACCAAGATTCTCTTGCGCCACGCCACGACACAAAGTGAGGTACTTGAATCCCTCGCTGTTGCCCAACAGGGGGTGAACGTTGCCAAAGCGGTTGCACGTCACAGCACCAATGAAGCGAGCAACGATGCGCTTACGACAGTCAGCCATCACGTTGATGACTTGGTATCTGTCTGGCGTAGCGAGAGGGATGCTTGCCTTCATTGCTTGGCTTACCAAGGGGAGATTGACCGTGGCAAAGGTTATCCTCAAGGATTGACGTTTGCCAAGGAACCGCTCACCAATGACCGCGTAGCAAAACCACCGTTGCACCCCAACTGTCGTTGTACTCAGTCTCTTGTGCACAAGGACGTTGTTGTTCCGCTTGCCAAGACTCTCAAGCGCGAGGCTAAGCGTTCCGTCTTGCGCGGGTGGTCAAGGCCAAGCGAGAGTGAAGCGGCGCGTCTCGATGCTGCCAAGCGGCTTGTTCAGAGCGGTAACACGTTGCCTAAGAGCGTCAATGCGTACGCGCGGGCAGCTATCAAACGTGGTGAGTTCAGCCGTGGCCGGACACCACCCGACTAGTAGAGACATTGACAGCGTGCTAAATTCACAACCATCGAGCGGGATGCTCGGCGGGAGGGATTCCCGATAATGAAGGGACAAGTCAACAGTGAGCGGCGAATCGGGTACGACGGATACCGGCCAGGACACATCGAAGGATGCCGACAAGACCACCGGGGGAAGTGCCAACGGCACGGACACCGGGAAGGACGGAAGCGGTACCGACGGCAAGGCCACCGATACCAACGGTGACGCCAAGAAGGACGGTGAAGACACCACCGGACTCAAGAAGGCTTTGGCCGAGACTCGCAAAGAGCGGGATGCTCTCTTGAAGGCTCAGCGGGATGCAGAGCTTGCGAAGTTGCCAGAGCTTGAGCGTGCCAAAGCGGAAGTTGACCAACTCACCAAAGAGAACGAAAAGCTTTCGCTTGAGAATCGCCGTTACAAGGTCGGCATGAAGTTGGGTCTACCTTGGTCATTGGCAAAGCGTCTCACCGGTGACACGGACGATGAGATGGAGGCCGATGGCGCTGAACTCGTCAAGGAATACAAGGGTACCGATGGCAAGAAGGTCATCGATGACCCTGCCAACAAGAAGAAAACACCACCCAACGACGCAAAGAAGAATGGCGGAAGTGCCTCACCCGGCATGAATGACATTCTCCGAGCGTTGCGGCGTGGCTAACCGGAAAGGCAGCATCCCGCATGGCTGAGATCACACGCGCCGATGCACTGGCGCTTATCTCCGAACAGGACATGGGGGAACTCTGGCAGGATGCGGCTAAGCAGTCGCTTGCCTTGCAGACGTTCCGCAAGGTCCGGATGACCAAGCAACAGGCCAAGGTCCGTGTACTCGATGCGCTTCCGGCCGCTCCGGGTGGTGGCGCGTGGATCGACGGTGACACCGGACGCAAGCCGACCCTTGACATGGGTTGGGCCAACAAGTTCTTGCAGGCGGAAGAGATCGCGGGCATCGTTCCCATCCCTGAGAACGTGCTTGACGATGCCGACATGGACATTTGGGGTGAGGTTCGGCCGCGTATCGCTGAGTACGTCGGTTACCACCTTGACCTTGCGGTGTTCCTTGGTATCAATGCGCCATCGTCCTTTGGGGACTCGCTCTATGAGGGTGCCGTTGCCGCTGGCAACGTGCTCGATCTGAGTGACTACCTCGGGCTTGGTACTCAGGCGGACGGGTACGACATCGGCGGAGCGTTCTCGGAAACCATCGGGCTTGTCGAGGATGACGGTTTCTCGGCCAACACGATTTGGACCAAGCGGAGCGTCAAGCGTCGCATGCAGAATCTCCGCGACGGCAACGGCAACCTCATTTACTCGGAGTCGCTTCGCAACAGCGAGACGGTTCCGCAGATTTGGGGTGTTGACACGTACATGGCTGACAACAACAGCCTTGCCGCTCAGGCCAACCTCAACGCCATCGTTGGCGACCGATCCCGCGCGGTGCTCGGTATCCGACAGGACATCGAGTTCAAGTTCCTCGATCAGGCCACGCTCACCGATGGCGCGGGCAACGTCCTTGTGTCCCTTGCGGAACAGGACATGGTTGCTCTTCGATTCAAGATGCGGGCCGGTTTCACCGTTGCCGACCCGATGACGTGGGAGGGTGGCGCGGGCGCGTACCCGTTCGCCGTTCTCGTCGCGTAACCCCATCCTCATCGGACAGAGCAACGAAAGGCGTTTAAACGATGGCTAAGAAGATCCGACTCACCGGTGTGTTCCGGTGGGTTCCCAAGGTCCGGGTAGCGACCACGGCCAATGGCACGCTTTCCACGGCGTATGCCAACGGACAGACTGTGGATGGTGTCACGCTCGCCACCGGTGACCGCATCCTTCTCAAGAATCAGACGACGGGCACTGAGAACGGTGTCTATGTCGTCAAGGCCAGCGGTGCGCCGGACCGCGCGGCAGACTGGCCGGTTGGTGCCGACGTCGTTGGGTACGCCGTTCGTGTCACGGCCGGTACCGCCAACGCCAACACCGTGTGGGCCGTGTACGCGGAACCGGCGGTTGTCGGGACCAACGCGCCCAATTTCGTGCAGCATGAGCGGATGGGAGCGTAAGCCATGGCGATTGGCGTACGGGTTGACAAGAAGCGTGTCAAGGAAACGGCCGACACGACTCTCACCACTCCACACGGGACCGAGATCACGGTTACCAAGAGCCGGCCGGAAGCTCTTCTTGCGCGCACCCCGGTTCGATTCGGGGACGGTACGGCGCGCAAGTACGTTGCCGCCGGTGAGGACAACGAGGTTCCGACCACCACAACCAAGGCAGCGCCACCCCGCAAGGGTGACGGCCGGAACGCGGGTGAGTGATGGCGCGTACAGCGATTCCGGTAACGACTCCGTCCACATCGGGCGTTGTTCTTGCCGCTGAACAGGATGGCGACCCTGTCAACAACCACTATTTGCCGAACAGCGGGCGGGAACGTCTGTTGGTCCGCAACAGCAACGGTGCCAGCACTGCCCGTACCGTGACCATCCGTTTCAACAAGACGGTTGACGGGCAGACTGTCACGAACCGTGCGGTGTCCATTGCGGCCGGTAACACTCGCGTGTTCGGCCCGTTCGATACCGAGAACTACGGCACTCAGGTTCTCATCGATGTGGACAACGCCGAACTCAAGTTGCGTGGTATCGCATAGGGTCTTTCCTCGGGTGCGGGAAGGGTGGTGCCAGCAATGCCAGTAGACCTAGCCATTGAGCCGTGGCCAAGGTTGGCACGGTTGGCACCACCCGGCACCCCTGCCGATGCCTTGCAAGAGGCAGCCGACCGGTGGGGAGTAACGGCGGT